GTAGCAACACCATCCGTGTTAGCCAGCACACAAAAGAGTGTGGCTGCATTGCGATAAGGGGATGATACAAGCGATCCAATATCGTACTGCTCATCAGCGGGTGTAGGTAAAAACCTAATCTCATGGGCGGATGACCCATTTGTGCATCGCTCAAGAGCAGTAGCTGCAAGTGAACCAATATTCTGGATGGATGCATTAGACCCATTATCCTTAACAGCTCCGGCAGAATATCCTAGGGCAACCATGCCAGATCGCTTAACAACGGGCCCTGTGGGGACCCATTTTAAGCAAAATGACACCGGTCGATACTCCTTTACGGCAGCATTCTGCAAGAAGGTTCCGGTTAAGAGGGTTTGAGCGTAGGTGTTGGTGGCTATGGCAGCTGTAGCACCAGCAATCAAAATATTGGGAAATTGGATAGGTTGAACAGCCAAAGCGTAATACAGGCCAGTCTGATCGCTTCCGGGAGTGAGGCCAGAAAGCCCAATGACAGCTGGAGAAAAGTTAACAGTAACTCTGGTAAAGTATCCAGAATTACCACCAGCATAGGGAGGCCTAGCAAATGGGGCTCCACAAGGGTCACGGATCAACATATCATACGCTCGCATTGTAGAGAGCTTATCATATGTTGATACTGACTTATTGATGGAGCGCCTAGTTCTCCTGCGCCGTTTAGCCCCCTGGCCAGACATTCCTCTACGACGGTTGTTTCGGGTCATGATGTACAATTCTGCAATTTACAAATTCTTAATGTTATTAACGTCACTGATTACTCCAAGTAGTATGCCGACCGGTCAGTGGGCTTGGGAATTATTTGAGTTAAGAGAGAGTCACTAATAACGCGAGCCCGCAACTCTTGCTCCAGGACAAGTTGGTGCTCTGGCAAGTAGCCGAAAGCTCTGTATACTGATGCGCGGGCAACATCAATATCAACAGAGCAACAGCGCCGAACACTGGCATGATACTGCCAGCCTCCAGCTTCCTTGCACAGCCGATCTACTACCGCGGCCCTCATATTGCTGCCCAGCATGCTGCGGTAGTAGGCGTCGAGGATTGGAACGCCCTCATATAAAGCCAAACCACATATACCTGTGGCATGCCTTATCTCATCCAGAGTAGCCCATGGTTTATTATGAAGGTAAGTTTCGTCATGTTTCAAAGCCTTAGTAATGTTCCGCACCATCATATAAGAACTGGTGCCTAACTGTACTGGCTTACACTGACAAAACTCTATACCCTCAAAATAATCAACAGACTCTTCTATCTCCATCTCAAACCCAAAGCGAAGAAAGTGTTCAGCGATCCCAGAAAGTTTCGGCAAATCTTTCCTGTTAATGAAGATCCCACAATCATCACCGTCATCTATAAACCTCCACGGGCAACTCAACTGCTCCAGGTAATTGTACATAATCATACACATGAGTATGACATTACCCAGAGCGGTATTCATGTCCCCGGAGGCGCGACACCCGTCTACGAGATACTCGATGGTGCCATCCACCATGTTGGCAAATCCCCTCTGCTTCCTCTGCATTGCTAGAAGCCGTGCCAACAACTTGCTGCGGTTTATGGTGCTATAGACAGAATGCTCGAACTCTAGAGCTTCCTCACTAACGTGCTGGTCAAACCTGGAAGCATCCATACCTACAAAGCACGGATCATCCAGGCTATCCCAATGCTCCTTAATGGTT